TTCTATTATATTTCTATTTAGGACTATGACGTTTACATAGACCATTATCTAGTATCTTTTTACATCCACATGGGTTGCCTTTATTCAGACCTGTTTTTAATATTTCTTTACAACCAATTTGTTTTATATCTAGTTCGTCTTCTGGATTATAATCTTGTATAGACTGCCCTTGTTTAACAATATTTTTGACAGCTTTGACCTTTTTAATTGGAAGATGTTTTAATGGTGGGCGCCCCAGGGCAGCCCTTTCGGCATTCATTTCTTCCAACAATTTAATTTTTTCATTGATTTTATCTTCTTTTTCTTTGGCTTTAACTTCCATTTGTTTCTTTTTTTGAAACATTTTTAGAGCAGACCTATAATGACCACGACAATATAATAGACTCGTTGATGGAATTTCCGATACATATGTAGTACTACATTTTACACCTGCCTCATTAATTACTTGACAACATTGTCCATATTTAAATTTAACACCAAATGACGTAAATTCATATTTAGGATGACCATAATGATATTTATATGAATTTGTATACTGTTTAACATTTATTTGTGGATACTTTAAAAGAATAGTTCGTGGTAAAGTTTTATCCAAACTATTAATTCCATATAGTTGTGGAAACTCTAATTCTTTATAATACGGTAAAACTGTAAACTGTAGATTTCTACAATACGGACATCGAATAAAATAATCCAAGTTTGAATTAATAAATTTTTCTTTATCGGTTTTTGATAAACTATTTAGATCATAAGTATTAAATTCATATTTTTGTCTATATATTTCTTTGTATAACGCCTCATAATTAAAATGATGATTGCATTCTAACGTAACATATTTATCTTTCAATGAAGCGCCTGTTATTTGACAACATTCATCTTCATTATCGCTTTCTTCATCAAGGAGTTTACCCAATTCTTCTTGAAAATTAATATTTCCTTCAAGTATATATTTTGTCATAATATAGGTTTATTTTACAGTATATCTTTAAATTTATTTTGTATAGATAGTTATATAATGTCACCGAGCTATTGGGGCCCTAGCACTTGGATATTTATGCATACTTTAGTAGCCAAAATAAAAGAAGACAGTTTTCCTTTGATTGGGCCTAATTTAATTATGATTTTAATACAAATTTGTAATAATCTACCTTGTCCAGAATGTGCTCAACATGCCAAACAATTTTGGTTAAAAGTTAAAACTGTAAATATTAAAACCAAATCAGATCTTATTAATTTAATTTTTGTATTTCATAATATGGTTAATAAAAGAAAACAATTACCGGCATTTAAACATGAAAATCTACAATATTATGAAACCAGAAATATTGTTGAAACTTATAATACATTTTCACGTAATTTTAATACTCGTGGAAATATGAATTTGATTAGTGAATCTTTTCATAGAAATATGATGTTAGCATCATTAAGAACCTGGATAATGGGTAATTTAATTCATTTCGAAAGATAACTGTTACACCTGTGTAACACCAATAATTAATTAAAGGTTACCTATTAGAGTCCCGTCTTTAAACACACGACATTTAAACTGTTGTTTAGAAGGCATTGAACATACTTCTTTGTTTGAATTTATTTCATTTATATATAAATAACCTTTTAATGTTGAACCATACATTATTAACCCTGCTACAATACATCCTAAAGACAACCCACTTAATATATCTCCTATTACAAGACCAGAAAAAATCCCACTAACACATGATAACGAAGTTTTTACAAATAAATCTAATGCTATATAAGCAATAAAAAAAGCTAATACACCATAATTTATAGCATTTATCTTATTTTGGACTGATATCATTATCATTGGCATAATAAAATACATCATCGTGAATGATAAAATATATGTGCTATAAGTAACATCTTTTGGTATAAATAACTCGGATAAGCCTGTTAGACAAATAGGTGGAATTTCTGTAACCTTTCCAGATGAAAGTCCTTTAAATACAATTATTCTTATAAAAGTTATTACAAATATCCACATAAAGAAGACAAATGATTTCTCAATAGTTGATGTAAACATTGAAAATACCACTATACTAACACAAATAATAATTGGAGAATAGAATGACAATGAGTTAAATATATTCATCATATTATTAAAAAGTGCGTTTTGTAATTCATTTACCGCTGACATATACTATTTTATTATATTAAATTTTTTGTATTAAATGTAAAAATATGTATAAATAAAATTGAAATATAATATTTATACATAAATACAGAATAACAATTACCATAAATAGAATGTCATATATTATTATATCAAACAAGCATAATATGCCAATACCAATTAATTTAATCGAACATATTAAGATATTTATAAAAAAATACAATGAAAATTCTGAATTTTATTTTACAATGTATTCAAATGAATATTCTACAATTTATAGCAGTTATATGGAATTAGTTATTCCAAAAGTTGTTAGTAATACGTCTACAGAAACCATTGATATTGATAATGATATTGATATCGAAGAACATATAATAAATATATTTGAAAGCAAATATAAAGATTTACAAATGGAAATTACTGCTACTAATACGTATAAATTTTAGTATTAGATTATTCAAACACTAGTTCAAAAACTTCCTCTATTCTTTCGACCGCGTGAAATGTAATGTCTTTTGTTAGTTCATCATCTTTATATTTTTCCATAAAACTATCATAATCTTTTTGGTTTTCTTTTGGAAATAGAAATTCTTTGACTCCTGCCTTTATACCTCCCAAAAATTTCAAATCTAAGCCTCCTATCTCAGTCACATTACCATCAAGTGTTATTTCACCGGTTATTGCTATGTTGAATTTAATTTTTTTACTATTCAATAAACTATATATTGTAGTTGTTATTGCCGTACCAGCGCTAGGACCATCCTTTGGAGTAGAGCCTTCCGGACAATGTATATGAACACCATTAGAACTATTATTATTTTTAGACTGTTCATTCAATATTTCATTTCTTCTTTCAATTGGAGTTAAATTCCATGCTAATGTTAGTGCTACATTCATTGACTCTTTCATTACATCTCCTTGCATACCAGTTAAATGTAAATGTAAAAATGTTTCGCTTGGGCGCCAACTTGATTGTATTGGAATTACGCCTCCTTTTCCATGAGCATTTGCCCACAAACCATTAATTATTCCAACCTTATTTTCATTGTGTATTTTTGTATGTTTTATTTCTTGTTTATCCTTGAAATACTTTGTTTTTATATTTTCAATAGTTACATTTATTGGTATTTCATATTGCGTGTCAAAATTCTTTAAAATATCTAGATTTATTTCGCCTACTATTTCAAACAATATCTCTTTTAATTTTCTAACGCCTGGCTCCAAAGTATATTCGTCTATTATAAATTTTAATACATCATTTGAAAATTGTATCATACCTTGTAGGCCCATTTTTTCATATACTTCTGGTAAAATATGGGTTTTTGATATTGTTAGTTTTTCTTCTAATGTTAGGCTTTTAAATTTTATACGATGAACCCTATCTAACATAATTCTATCTATTGCTTCTACATCATTATAAGATAAAATAAATAATGCTTTTGATAAATCTAGATCAATGCCTGAAAAATATTTATCTTGAAAACAATCATTCTGAGCTGGGTCTAATAAATGTGTTAAAATACCAACAATTTCTTTTCCATGTTCTGTCTTTGATATTTTATCAATCTCATCAATAAAAATAATTGGATTCATACATTTTTTATCTATGAGAATTTGAACTATTGAACCCCATGTAGAACCAACATAAGTATAGTTATGTCCATGTAAACTAGAACCATTTGAATCTCCTCCCATTTGAATCATCGCAAATGGTCTGGAAACACCTAGCTCATCTTTTAAACAGTCGGCTAAACCTTTTTTTGCTAATGTAGTTTTTCCGACACCCGCGGGCCCCTCAAATCCAAAACAGTAACCATCTTGTTTCCCATTTATCCATTGACCTATTATTCTTTCTATTTGTTGTTTTGCCTTATCATGTCCATGAACAGCATTATCTAATGTATTTTTTACATTTATCATATACTTATTTATTTCGCCATATTTTTCTTCTATTTCTGTTAAACAAGTATGTAAAGTAGAATTAGTTTCTGATGAAACACTATCATATAATTTTAAATTAAATAATTCTTTTAACAATTTACTTTCTTCTTTGTTAGTTTGTACAAATTCAATAATATCATTTTGTCTTTCTTTCATATTTCTGTTGTTTACTTTTAGTTTCTTAGAAGATAATTTATTTTTAAATATTATTGTATTAATATTCATTACAATCATTTTTAATTCACTACTTGATAGTCCGTGTATATGATTCTGTATTACATCCGCTATATTATTTTTATTTTTATTATTGTTATTGTTAGTACTTGTTTTTATTTCTTTTAACTGAGTTAATATTTCTAAACTTGTATAGTTATCTTTGACAACACAGTTATTGTTAGTTTTCCGAATCATATTTTTAAATTTCTGTTTTATGTCAGACATTATATTTAGTATTGGTTCTCTTCTATAAATGTTAAATGGAATTTTTAATAGTCCATCCAAATATTGTCTTGCTTTTGAACCAGAATCTTCTGACTTTGATTTTATTTCTTTTAGTTTCTGAATTGCCTTTTCTTTTACTGAGTCAGAAACTTTTAGCAAGCAAATTTGTTGTTCTAATGGTATTTTTTGTATATCAAAATTTGATAAATCATTTGTATATTGAATTGTATTTTTCATTGCATCTTTGAAATATTGTTTTATTAACCAAGGCAAACTATCTAATAATATTGTTTGTTCTTTTGTATCTATAGTTCCATTTGTATCATTTGATAACAAATCATATAATAAATAAGCCAAGTACTGATTATCATATTTATCTATCTTAACTAACAATTGAATAATTACACTTCTCTTAATAAATAAGTCAGAAGTTATAAATTCTTTCACTACTTGTGTTATTGTTTTCTGTCTTAAACTACTTAAATTGCTTAAATAACCAGCATATTTTGAATAAACCTCATGTGGTTCAGAAATCAAATAATCTTTTAAATTCAATGAATGTATAAATCTTGTAAAAGTATCTCCTTGGAATTCTTGAGATTGCGGAATTTGGTCTTTAATCGATTTATGTTTCAAATTTACATATTTATTATTTAAAAAGTCAATCAATATATCATCTACTGTACCAGTTATTATTAGACTTTTTTTATGTTGTGGATTATGTATTATCAATTGAATCCCATATACTTTTAAATGAAATGATTTTGTTTTTATACTTATATCAGCAGTGTCTAAGTTTTTTGATTTTTCATTTAATGGCGAATCATCTTGTTTTAAATTGTCATTCTTTTTACCTGTTCCTGTTCCTGTTCCTGTTCCTGTTCCTGTTCCTGTTCCTGTTCCTGTTCCTGTTCCTGTTCCTGCTCCTAATAATCTATAACTTGTTGGATGAAAATATTTTTTCAATAATTCGAATTTATGTTTATCCATATCTGAAATTGCATAAGTATTTACCGAATTGTTTCCGAAACATATCCATAATAAATCTTCAAATAAATCTGTTCCAAATATCTTAAATAAACTAGACAATTCATTGTTAACAATTTGAAGAATATTTATTACACTATCTGTATTCTGAGTTATACTAACATCATTTATATCTTTTATTTTTTTACTTAGTTCAAAAAGCGTGTTAATACAATTATTTACTTCGCTAACGCCAATAATTTCCAACATTTTATTCTTTTTAACGTGTAATATTGTCTTTTGAATAACATCCTGAAAAAATAAAATTTTCTTTTCAATTAATACTATAATCTCTGGTGTAGAGGTTACATTCATCTTTTTTGAATTTTTATTTTTATTGGTTATAAATTTATCATTCATTGTATATATATTATATAATTTTATATCTTTTTTAACTAAAGATATTCGAGGTTATTATTTGTTAGAAACTTTAATGTCTATTGTTATGTATTAAAATACATAGCGACAGCATTCACGTAGGGAATTATGTACGGTTTTTGTTTATAAACAAAAAAATAACATCAGACATTAATATATTATACAAACAATTTAAACACAAATTTATATATAAATATAATACAATGGGTATCCCTTTCTTATTTAGTCATATAGTCAAAAATTATCCAACCATAATTAAAAAATACGTGAAAGATGTTCTAAAAGTGGATAATCTTTATTTAGATTGTAATTCTATTATTTATGATGCTTACAGTAAAATGGAGTTTGATAAACTCACTGAGTCTGTTGCTGTAAGCATTATAAGACGTGTAATTTCAAAAATTGAGGAATATATTCAAATTGTGGAACCATGTAAAACCGTTATTATTGCATTTGATGGCGTAGCGCCTGTTGCCAAACTAGAACAGCAAAGGTCACGTCGTTATAAATCTTGGTATCAAAATGAAATTAATCATATGATTTTTAACAAGAAAACCCAAGATGCTTGGAACACAACCGCTATCACGCCTGGAACCAAATTTATGACCGAATTGAATTCAATGGTTACAACTCATTTTAGCCAAACACTCTGTAATAAGTACAAAATTAGTAATTTTATTGTATCTGGTTCTGATAAAGTAGGTGAAGGTGAACACAAATTATTTGAACATATTCGCTTACATCCACAAAAACATGAAACTGAAACTACTATTATCTATGGTCTAGATGCTGATTTAATTATGTTGTCTATCAATCATCTTCCATTAAGTCCAAATATCTATTTATTTCGGGAAAC